CGGCGCAAGCGACTCAACCCGCTCGGCCCTCCTCACGATCGGCGTGCGCGTCCAGGCGCGCATCTAGGAGACCGCCGTGAAGATCACCTACCAGGGGCCGCACGACGGCGTCGATGTCCCGCTCGCCGATGGGCGAGTCCTGACGGCGATGCACGGCGAGCCCACCGCCTTCCCCGACGAGGTCGCCAAGAGCCTCCTCGCCAACGGGGAGTGGGTGCCGGCCGATGAGCCTGCGCCCAAGCAGACCACCAAGAAGGCCCACAAGGCCGAGGAGGAATAGCCGATGGCTATCCGTTCAGGGCTGGCAGCCCAGCTGGGCCTTGCCGAGTCCAGCACGTTCGGGACCTACCAGACCCCGACCCGCTTCCTCGAGTTCGTCGAGGAGTCGCTCGAGTACCAGATCGAGCGTGTGGAGTCCCCTGGGCTTCGCGCCAACAACAGGGTGCTCCGCACCGACCGCTACGCGCCGGGCCAGAAGCGCGTCGAGGGCTCGATTACGCTCGAGCCCGCCACCAAGGGCTTCGGGCTCGTGCTCAAGCACGCGCTGGGCTCTGCGTCGATCAGCACGCCGTCGGGCGCGACCAACGCCCGCCTGCACGCCCACACACTGGGTGACATCTACGGCACGTCGCTCACCGTCCAGGTCGGCCGCCCGGACTCATCCGGGACCGTGCAGCCGTTCAGCTTCCTGGGCTGCCGCGCCGACACCCTCTCGTTCACCAGCTCGGTGGACGAGATCCTGCAGTGCGAGCTCGGCCTGGTGGGTCAGGACATGACCACCGCGCAGGCGCTTGCGACTGCGACCTACCCCACCACGGGCTCGGCCGCGTCGTATGAGCAGTTCTACTGGACGCAGGGCGTGATCTCGCTCGCCGGTTCGGCAGTGGCTGTCGTCACCGACTTCGAGATGGAGATCAACAACAACCTCAAGTCAGACCGCTACTTCCTGGGCGGCGCGACGATGAGCGAGCCGATCCTCGCCGGCATGACCGAGATCACCGGCACGATCACCGTGGAGTTCCTGAACCTCACGGCATACAACCGCTTCGTCAACAACACCCAGGTGGCGATCAACGCCAAGTGGACCGCGGCGACGGCGATCGAGAGCACGACGTTCCCGTACGTCGAGATCGACATCCCGAAGGCCCGCTTCGACGGCCCGGCTGACCCCGCCGTGGGTGGCCCGGACGTGCTCACGCAGGAGCTGCCGTTCAAGGTGCTCAACGACGGCACGAACGCTCCGGTGACCATCAACTACATGACCTCGGACACGGCTTCGTAGTCATGGCACGTGGTGGCGCGCTTCGCGCCGCAACCTCAGGCGGGACCCTGCGTGTCGAGGGTCTCGCCGCGCTTCAGCGCGACCTCAACAGGGTCAACAAGACCGCCAAGGCTGAGGTCCGCGACGGGCTAAAGGGCGTCGGAAAGATTGTCTCCGACCAGGCGCAGCTGATCGCTGCGGCCAAGGGGCTCAACAAGACCGGGCAGCTCATCCGGCGCATCGTCCCGACCGTCCGCCAACAGGGCGTGTTCGTCGAGGCGAAGGCCAAGCGCAAGAGCCCGAAGTACCCCAGCGGATACCCGTACCCGGCCGTCTACGAGTACGGCATCCGCCGCGGGCGGCCGTTCCTCGAGCCCGCGCTCGTCAAGTCGCAGGACGAAGTCGAGCGCGCCATGGAGCGGTGGCTCGACACGTTCCTCAGCAAGAACGACCTCTAAGAGAAAGGACGCTCGTGGCAACCGAGATCGTCATCGAGTGGCCGGAAGGCCCAAAGCGGTACGCAATGCCGGAGTCATTCACCTACCGCGAGATGGGCCGCATCAAGACGCTGACCGGCATCCGTGCCGGCGAGATCGAGGATGCGCTGCTGGCTGGCGACACCGACGTGATCATTTCGATCGCCCAGATCGCGGCTGAGCGCGCCGGTGACACCGCCCCGATCGAGGCGCTCGAGAACCTCGAGTTCGGCGCGATCCGCGTCGAGGTCGAGGCGGACCCTACGCCGGCCGCCAGCGAGGCGGCAGAGGACGACGCAAGCGCACCTCAGACGACCCCCGAGCCTGGTGGAACCCAGGACTCCTGAGGATCTACGGCATCTACCCCTGGCAGATGCAGGACCTCACTCCCGCCGAGATCGAAGCCATCGGCAAGGACATCAAGCAGATGAGCAGGAGTAACCACTAGTGGCGACGCGCAAGGTCGAGGTCGCCATTGTCGGCGATGCATCGTCGATGGTCCGTGCCTTTCGCCAGGCAGACACCGCCGCGAGCGGCTTCGGCAAGCGCGGGTCGAAGCTCGGGGCGGTCGGCATGGGGCTGCTCGCCGGTGGCGCAGCCGGTCTCACTGTCGCTGTCGGGCAGGGCCTCGTGTCCGCGTTCAAGACGGGCATCAGTGAGTTCTCCGAGGCGCAGAAGGTCTCGGCGCAGACCGCAGCTGCGCTCAAGTCGACCGGCGGGGCTGCCGGCGTCACGCAGAAGCACATCGAGTCGATGGCCGGCGCGCTGCAGAAGCAGACCGGCCTGCAGGACGATGCGATCCAGAGCTCGCAGAACCTGCTGCTGACCTTCACCAAGATCAGCAACGCCGGGCCCGACAAGATCTTCGACCGGGCCACCCGCGCAACGCTTGATCTTTCCGTGGCGCTCGGCAAGGACATGGGCAGCTCGGCCATGATGGTCGGCAAGGCGCTGAACGACCCCGTCAAGGGCGTGACCGCGCTTGGCCGGGCGGGCGTGCAGTTCACCGCGAGCCAGAAGGCCACGATCACGTCGCTCGTGGAGACCGGCCGCGTCGCCGACGCGCAGAAGATGATCCTCCGCGAGCTCGAGACGCAGGTCGGCGGATCGGCGCGGGCGTTCGGCGAGACCACGCCTGGTCAGGTGGAGAAGGCCAAGCGCGCCTTCGAGGACCTCACCCAAGGCGCGGTGACCGCCATCGCCCCACTGGCTGCGGCGGTGCTGCCCGGACTCACAGCTGCCATCAACGGCACGGTGAGCTTCTTCGAGACCAACTGGCCGCGGCTGCAGGCCATCGCCATGCAGGTATGGAACTGGTTCAGCGTCAACCTGCTGCCGACGTTCCGCGAGATCGGCACCGGCATCGCCTCGATCGTCGTGTCGATCGTCGGGATCTTCCGCACCTACTGGCCGCAGATCATGTCCGTGGTCGGGCCCTACGTCCGTGCCTTTGGAGGGCTGGTCAAGTCGACGCTCACGACTATCGCCAACGTCGTGAAGCTCGTCGCCTCGATCCTGCGTGGCGACTTCGGAGGTGCCTGGCAGGCGATCAAGGGAATCGCCTCGTCGGCCGTGAGCGGCATCGCCTCGCTCATGAAGAACATCCCGCAGGCGCTGTGGAACGCGGCCACGGGCCTGCTCAAGGCCGCAGTCGACCTCGGCAAGAAGGTCGTGCAGAAGATCGCAGAAGGCATCGCCTCTGCGCCAGGGCTCATCAAGCAGGGGCTCTCGAGCCTATTCGGTCTCGCTGGTGACCCTAACGCGATTCCGCGATCGGTCCAGCAACTTGGTGCTGGCATTCCGAAGGACGTCGCGCAGGGCATCACCGACGGCAAGGGCAAGGTCGCCAAGGGCATGAGCCTCATGCTCGGCGGCGCGTCAACCGACGCAAAGGGAACCGCCGGCGGCAAGGCAAAGCCGGTCGGGTCGGCGATCTCGCAGGGCATCGCCCAGGGCGTGCGCGACGCCGGCCCGAACGTCGGCGGCGCGATCGGCGACGTGATCCGCCAGGGCATTCAGCAGGCCAAGCAGGAGAACGGCATCAAGTCGCCGTCGGAAAGGACCGCCGCGGTGCTCGGCGGCCCGCTTTCGCAGGGCATTGCCGAGGGGATCAAGCGCGAGCAGGCCAAGCCCAAGGCCGCACTGGTCAAGGTCGTGAACGCCGCCATGAAGGCTGCGGTGGCATCGGCCAAGAGCAACGTGGTCTCGCTCGCCGGGTCCTTCGCCTCGATGTTCTCTCAGGCCAGCACGGCAGGCCAGTTCGGCACCATCTCGCAGAAGGAATCCCAGCTGGCCGCGGACCAGCAGGTGCGCCAGAAGCAGGCGCTCGAGGACGCCATCACGGCTGCTCAGGACGAGGAGCGCGCGAAGCAGGCGGCCATTGCTACCGCTGAGGATCGAACCGCCGCCGAGAAGGAATACAACGACGCCGTGAAGGCAACGGCAGACGCTCGTACTGCCCTTTCGGACTTCAACCGCCAGAAGGAGATCGACGACCTCCGGGCCATCGCCGAGGCCGATCGCACGAGGAACGAGGAGGCGGTCAACAATCTCGCCGCGCGCTTCGCCGCCGGCCAGATCAGCGCCGCGCAGTTCAGCACCGAGCTCGACGCACTCATCGGCGGCGAGAAGGGTGGCGCGCTCGGCGACGCCTTCGCGCTGCAGTTCAGCCTTGCCCTGGACGCCATCAGGAGGCAGATCACCGAGATCTCCAAGATCGGCGGCGCTGACGCCGTGGCGGGATCAGGCGCGCAGGTCGAGCGTCCGCGTGAGGCATGGGATCAGGCCGTTGAGAACGTGAAGCGGTCGCTCGAGAGCCAGTGGGACGGCAACAGCGAGGCGTGGAAGAAGAACAACAAGAAGGCCCCGTGGGTCACGAACAAGCTGAACGCCTGGAAGCGTGCGAACGCGGGCAAGTACGGCATCGCCCTGGCGAAGGGCGGCATCACCACCGGCCCGACCAACGCCCTCATCGGTGAGGCCGGCCGCGAGGCTGTCATCCCGCTCGAGGGAACCCGGGCGCGCCGGATGCTGCGGGCGACTGGCATGGGCGGCAGCGTGATCAACCTCACCTTCAATGGCGTGCTCGACGCGCGCGAGGCCGCCCGCGTGCTGCAGCCTGAGCTCAACCGCCTGATCAGGGTCGCCTACTAATGCCCGCCGTGGAGTTCAAGGTCGAGGTCGGCTTCACCTCGTCGCTCGCCAACCTGCTCGTGTTCGACTTCTCGTTCGTCGACGTGGGCGGCACGGTGCAGACGCTCGGCGTCTTCGGGAACAGCTTCTCGAACTACTTCGACGGCCCGCTCGACGACGTGAGCCAGTACATCGACGGCAGCGTGACGATCCGCCGGGGCCGCGACGACCTGCTGAGCGACATGCAGGCCGGCACCTGCAGCTTCACACTCTGCGACACCGCAAACCCCGGCACGTTCAATCCCCAGAACCCGGGCTCAGCCTTCGTCGCCCAGGTGCCCGGGCTTGTGCCGATGCGCCCGGTGAAGGTAAGCGCGACCTACTCGGGCACCACCTACGGGCTGTTCTACGGGTTCATGCAGTCGGCGAGCTTCTCGATGGATGGCACGGTCGGGAAGCTGCAGATCACGTGCGTGGACCTTCTGCTCTGGCTGACGCGAGTCAATCCGCAGGAGCCCGACAACTTCGTCGGCACAGCGCCAACCGAGGACGGCGACGCCGGCACGATCGAAGATGCGACCGAGGTCGAGGCGACGACTCGAAGCTCTAAGGGATTCATCCGGACGGCGAGCCTCTAGTGACTGCGACAACGACAACCGGCGCGCGGATCGGGCAGCTGCTGGACGCGATCGACTTCACCGATCCCACGCTTCGTCGCGGCGGTATCAAGAACGACGGCACCCGAAACACGACCGGCCTCGACGTCGGCGACACTGTCACGGTCTCGCCGGCGGACGGCAGCAAGAGCGCGCTCGCAATGATTCAGGAGCTCCTCGTGGCCGAGCGCGGCGTGTTCTACATCGCCGGCGACGGGTCCGCGACATACGAGGAGCGCGACAGCCGCGCCCACCGCACGACGTCGAGCGCGACCGTGACCAACGCCGCCATCAGCAGCGACCCGGGCTTCCAGCTTGACAAGCTCATCAACCGCCAGACCGTCTCGCGGCTGGACCCTGCGACTGGCAACGCCACGGGCAGGCCGCAGACCGCCTCGGAGGAGGTCTCGATCGGCCTGTTCGGCGTGTCGTCGGGCTCTGAGATCTCCACGCAGTTCCTCTCAGGCGACGCTCAGGCGTTCTCCCTGGCGAGCTACATCGTGGGCCTGCGCTCAGACTTTGAGACGCCGGTCGTGGTGGAGCTCGACGCCGGCGACACGACCTCGCTCACACAGCAGCTGGTGCGCGAGCTGCAGGATCGCGTGACCGTGAACGACACGGTCATCGGCACGACCGGCGACTACATCATCGAGGCCGTCGAGCACGAGATCTCAGAGGGCGGCAACCGCTTTATCACCCGCTTCACGCTGAGCCGGTACGGCGTCGAGGCGATCACGTTCGCGGCAGACGCCGCCACGAGCCCGGTCGTCTTCGCCCCGCCCGACGGCACCGTCACCTTCACGACCTGCACCTCGGGCACGCGGCCCGCGTCGCCAACAGATGGCGACTACATCTTCGAGACCGACACCGGCCTCTACTTCGAGCGCGACTCGGGCGAATGGGTCGAGCGCGTCTATCCCCGATTTACGTACTAGGAGGCTGGTATGGCAAAGACCTACAACACGCTCAGCAATGTCACCGTCGGGTCGGTTCTTACGGCCTCTGACTACAACGAGGTCCTGGAGAACAGCAACAACTTTCGCGTGCCACCTACCGTAAGGGCTGTTCGTTCCAGCACCCTGTCTTACACCTACACAAACGATGTGGCGTGGAATTCAGAGGACTACGACACGGACACCATGCACGACAACGTGACCAACAACACGCGGATCACTCCAACGACCGCCGGCATCTATCTTGTCGAGTTCTCTGTGCATTTCACCTTCACCGGTACGTCAACGACGTTCCAGAACATCATCAACAAAAACGGCTCCCTTGCTATCAACCGCTTTTACAGCGTGGCGCGCACTACTTTGCACCGCGACATCATTCAGGGCATTTTCACCGCAAACGGCACCACCGATTACTTCACCTGCTCATTCGACATGGGCGGCGGCACGTCGCCAATCATCCAGAACAACGCAACCTCATACTTTGCCGCCACATGGCTTGGGCAGGTGTCCTAATGCCGTGGACGACACCAGAAACCTTCACCGTAGGGCAGAGGCGGTGACCTCCGACGACCGCCTCGAGGCGATCTTCACCCGCCTCGGTGACATCGAACGCAACAGCGCGACAGCTCACGCGCAGATCCAAGGCGGCATCGACGTACTCACCGAGCGCGTCTCCGGCCTGTCGGAGAAGGTCGCCATCCAGAACGGCCGCGTGACCAAGGCCGAGCACCGGCTCGGCGAGCTCGAGACCAAGGCGCGCATCGCAGAGCGTGACATCGCCGACGACGGCACGCGGCACGACGTGGTGGCCGCGCGCATCTGGACATTCATGAGCGGTGCCGGGCTCGTCGCCCTGGGCGCGCTCCTCGGGTACTTCCTCTAACCGAAAGGAAGAAGGCAGTGACAGCGAATCAGCGGGTCGTGGCTACGGCCGCCCGCTACGTCGGCGTGCGCGAGAAGCCTCCGGGCAGCAACGACGACGGAGGCGGGCCGATCACCAGGTGGGAGCGGTACTGGTCCATGCGCTACGAGCCCTGGTGCGGCATGGCGTGCAGTGCGTGGCTCCGGGAGGCCGGTGTGACAGACGTGAGCCACCCGGCCACGGCTGAGATCTGCCGGCGCGGGCGCGAGAAGGGCTGGGTCACCAAGACCCCGGTTCCAGGAGCACTGATTGTCTGGTGCGGCACGCACGTGGAGATGCTCGTCTCGCCCGCAAGCGCCGACGGCTCGGTCTGGAACACCATCGGCGGCAACACCTCCGAGATGGTCGCCCGCCGCGTGCGCAGCCTTGCCGGCGCGACGCTCGTGGTCTCGCCGGAGCTCAGGCACGCGCAGCCGTCAGTAGTGCGCGAGTTCTACCTCGAGGACCCCAAGGTCACGCCGAAGCTGTACGGGCCCTGGCGCACCAAGGCAGGCCGCGAGAAGGCCATCAAGAGCCTCTCCCCGGCCAACCAGCGCCTCGCACGTCGAGTGCGCGTCGGCGGCAAGTACGGCTTCACCATCGGCCGCAGGGTCTACGGGCCCTGGCTTGACAAGGACGGCCGCGACAAGGCGGCTCTGGTGCTCGAGCGCCGCCTCGGGCGGCAGCTTCGCCCCTTCTCCCGCGTCAGGACGACGACGGGCGTCTCCGCAGCGCCGCAGGCGCTCGGTAATACCTTCTAGAGAAAGGACGAGACCGTGAACAAGGTCTCCTTCGGCCCGGCCTCGTGGATCGGCCTCATCGGCGCGATCTGTGCGGCACTGGCCCCGGTGTTCTCCTCGCTCCCTGTCAACTGGGGCGCGACCATCGCAGCCATCCTCGGCGCGGTCGTGGTTCTCGGCCGGCAGCTGCAGGCGATGGTGAACACCATCTACGGCGACGGCGTGGTGATTGAGGATCTGGTCCTTGTGGACGAGATCCCCGATGCGCCGACCGATGCCCCTGTGGTCGGGTAGCTCTTGGCCCCCAAGAAGCCGTGGTGGCAGGACCGCGAGAAGCTGCTCGCGGCCATTCGCCAGCACGGCTCTGCTCAGGCCGCAGCACTCGCATCAGGTGGCGAGGTCTCGCCGCCCACCCTGCACTACTGGGCGCGCAAGAACGGCATCGCACTGAGCCGCGGCGTCGCCAACGGCAGCACCTCGATCGTCGGTGACGCGCCGGCCGTCGCACCGGACGTTCCCGAGCCCGATGAGCACCCACTGCTCGAGCGGGCCCGCGAGGTGCTGGCACGCACCAAGAAGGCCGTCTCGA